GGAACGTATTTCGTCAAATCTAATTGTCCGCCGGTTGTTCCCGCAATTGAATAATTTGTAAAATGTGATTCGTAACTTCCAAACCCGTCCCAAACGTCGTAAGAAGTATACATATTGCCCGAATAAGTTACCGGAACACTCGTTTGAATTGTCATATAGTATTCATTCGAAGTTCCGTCCGCATTCATATTTTCGGCAATTACATTGATGTCAATGTTTGTTCCGGTCCCGTTCATTGTGAAATAAAAATTTCCGTTTTTGTAAAAATTTACTATCCAATTGCACGATGTCGTCAACGTCAAAAACATTTGAGTCAATTCGTTTAAATTATAAGGAGAAGAAAACGAAGTGTAATTTTCTGTATCAAAATCAACCGCAACATAACCACCTCCAAACCCATCACTTATAACGCCGGTAAAATCAATTTTAACCGGTTGCGACAATTGTGAAAATATTTCTTTGTTTTTCAACCACAAAAATGCGTTGTCAAATCGTGATTGTGACAAAAAGTTTCCGTTGAATGTTACATTATATTTTGATTCTATTGCGTCGAATATTCTCGCAATTTTTAAAGCCGGTGCAAGTTCGTTGTAAATTATTGGTGTTGCCGAATTTGAAATATCGTCCGCACCGCCACCGCCATATTGCCAAACTCTTTTTGAACTAATCAAAGGAAACATTAAATTGTCGTCCGCAGTTGATTCAATTAAGGCACCGACATTCGCACCAGAATAGTCAAGTGTATAGGTGTTTAATTCTTGAATATCCGAAAGTTTGTCTTCGCCGAATTTGTCCGTTAATGACAATAAATTTCCGTAGAATGTTATTTTGTAATTTTCAATTTTGTTTTCTTTAATCGAGGCGCTTTCTAATTGCCAACGACCAACACGAAACACACGCGAATCAATTTCAATAAATCCATTGTATCTAATCAATTGATTGAATCCGTTGTCAATTGCGTTTTCGTACCAATGTTTAAAAATTTTATTGTTGTTGTTTGACGCTGGTATTGTGAACGTTTGCGAATAATCCGTGAAAACTTTTGAAATGTCATTGATATTTTGAATTGACGAAGTAACCGAAATTTTTTCGTCGGAAAATAAATCAATTTTCTTTGCAACGTTGTTAGTTACAAATTGCGCTTGTTGTGTTTCGTCCGCAGTTATTAAAGTTGAATCACAATCAAACAAAGTTGAATCACAAGTCAAAGGCAAAATTTCATTTGCAACCTCATCAACGTATATATATAAATTTACATTCATTAAATTACGTCGTTTATTAAGTTATAATTATACTCAAAATTTATTGTATAATTTATATTTTTATCTTTTAAATGCGTTTTAATATCCGTGCTTTGACTTTTACAAATCACCGGAACGTTGTCAAGCAATATCGTTTCCGAAACCATTAAATCTTGAATCAATTCAAAATGTTCCTCGTCAATCCAACCGGTGTTGCAAGTTATTTTTTGCGTTCCGCTAAAATTAAAGTTTTTGTTTGCTCCGACATATGTGTTATAATTCCAACTTTGTGGCATTAAATTAAACGTGTTCGATTTTACTTCAATTGATTGTTGATTCGCTTTGAAAAATGTCAAAAACGACCAACCTCCAAAACGATTAATGAACGCACAATTCAAAGGTGTATATTTCGCCTCGCAAATTGTTTCAACGTCAAACGTGAATAGTGTCACATAAGTAAATCCAGGATCCAAATCAATTTTTTGTTCTAAAATATAATTTCCGAATGCTGAATATTTAAATCTATAAAGTTTTGATTCTGTAACAACTAAATTTGTATAACCTAACGGCGGAGCAAAATATCTATATTCGCCAACCTCTAAATAAATATTTACATAATTCGAAGAAACTTCGTCTTTGTAAATTTTTAAATTTTGATTGAATAACGGAACAAAAATTGAAGTTGAATTTTGATTTGCACCTCCTAAAAAATTAGTGTAACCCTCAAAGCAAACAAATGTTTCCTCGTCGATTAAATTAAACGTGTTCGTGTCGTCTTTGTAGTATCTTTTTACTTTTGCAAAACAATAGTTTTCCGGTGATTCGGTTGAAATTGCACTTGAACTAAAAACCGGCTTTATAATTGAAATATATTCGCTAATTGCGTTTGATATATTATAAACGTTTTCCGTTTGCGTTGCCGAAACAATATCCTTTGTAAATGTATAACTTGGATCGCTCGGCTCGACGCTTCCTAAATTCCAAACAAATAATTCGATTCGACTTCCGATTTGTCCCGCCTCATCAATTGCAATTGTATAAGGTGAACGTACAAATATTTTTTTCATTTATTGTATTTCTTTTATTAAAAATTTATCAAAGTCCTTGCCGTATGATTCCAATAATTCGTCCGGCAAATTTTTAAATCCGTCCTCGAATGGTTTACTGAAAAAATGCGTTGATTTTATACCGCGATTATATATCGAACGTGAAATCATTGAAACCATTTGTTTACGATTAATGAATCGCCCTTGCTTGTCACGAACATTTGTTAATCCTTTGCGAATTACCCACTTGTCAATTGCGCTTCTTAAACCTCCCTTTTTTCCGGTCCCACTTCCAAATTGATAAGGTGAATCGGGAGCCTTTGCACTTGAAAATTTTCCCTTGACTCCCTTATCAACAAACTTCCAATAATCCTCGGCATAAAAATCAAACTCGATTGAATTCGGATTGACTTTGAATTCGTAATCCAGGGAATTGATTAATTTTCCGGACGCGTGTTTTCCGTCGGCTTTTAAATTCGACTTTGCTCGTTCAATTACATAATTGCCAAACTCTTCGAACGTCTTTTGAACTTCTTGTTGTTCCATTAATCGCAAACAATTACTTCGTTCTTAATTCCAAGCGTCAACGTTACTTGCCACCCGTCCAATTGATTTGAAAATTGTAAAAGCATAGGAGCCAAACTCGGCTCGTTTAACAACTCAACATCGTAGTCATTGTATTGCAATTTTAGTTTCGTGATTAAATGATTCAAAATTGCGTGGCAAGTGTTAAGGTTGTCAAGTTCGTTGTCATTGCCTAAAAATTTGTCACGAACATTCACTTTTGAAACGTTGCGAATATCCAACGAAGTGATTTCAAAATCAAATGTCACATAACCATTTAGAATTTGCGATTGCGTAACGTTTAAATGAACAAGCGGATAGATATTTTTTTTATCAATATCAATCAAATCCGGTGTGCCGTGTGTTATTGTATTAACGAGCGGATTCGAATCAATCGTCGTTTTTAAAAATTCTATTATTTTATAAAATTCATTCATTCGTTTTGAATTTATTGTTTATTTGTTTCGCTTGTTCCTCGTCTTGTTCTTTTAAATACAAAAGGTAGGTAAGCGCAAAATGTATGTTTGCATTTTCTGCTCGTTCAATGTCAAAGAAATTTCCTCTCGCAATTTTGACAATTGAAGCATACCAACCCCAGCGTTGGCCAAAATTGTTTCCGCCTCCAAACTCTTGTTCGTCCTCAATATGTTGTCCGAATAGTCCAAAATATTGTTCATTAATTCGATTTTTAAACTCCAAAAAAAAAGCAACGCACCAACAACGCAATCCATTGTAATTTCGGAAAACTCCTCGGCGAATTTGTCACCTTGAAATCCCTCAATTTCGTAATACTTACCTACTTGCTTTGTTATTGGTCTATACATTGCCGACAATAATTTCGTCCAATTGTCCTCGTTTCCTAAATGCGTGTCAATGTATGCAAATGTACCGATTGACTCTTCGTCAAAGTTCGGAACGAATCCGAATTTTTTTCCGTTCAATTTGAACGTATAAACCAAAGACGGCTTTTGTTTTAATACCTCGCCAATTTGTTCAACGATTTCCGCAAAATCGTGAGCCGGTATTTTCATAACCTCGTCAATCTTTAATTTGCAAAAGATTGAAACCATTTGAATAGCAATAAATGTTTCGTCTTCCTGGTTGTCTTGTAATACCTTTGAATATCTTAAATACTGATTCAATTTAATTTCGGACAAATCGGTCGGAATTGTAATTCTCATAAATATATCATTTAATAATATAACAACTAAAACCAATTTTGTTTGCTTTTTTATTACCTTATTTAGAATCATTCTAAATAAGCATTCTTTTATTACTATTATATTCTATTTAAATCGATTCCTCGCGTAAAGGAAATATATAAAAAGAGTAAAAATGTAAACGTTTTTGCTTACATATACAAAAAACGTGACGCAAATCTTTAAAAGTATGTTAATAAAAGACGCAAATTGTTAAAAACAGACGCAAACGAAATTTTGCGTCACGCTTTTTTGTCTATTTTTTGACTTGTAAAGTATTGATATTAAACAAATTATAAAATTAATACATTTTGTATTAGACGGAAAGACGCAAAATTTTCATTTTTTGGGGGGGAGTCTATTTTTTTTTCAGTAGTAAAGCGTATATATAGAGAATCGTCTTTGTGTCATCGTCACGCAAAAAAAAACACCCACTTAAAAAGTGAGTGCCTTTCGTATTAACCAAACAATTGTGCTATGAAAACGAGTGCAATATAATAATAATTTATGAAACGCGAAATTTTTTATTTATAATTTTAAAATGACTCATTGCAAAGTAACGCAAAGCGTCGATTGCGTGATTCATTTCGTCAATTGGTTTATTAAGGCGTTTTCCGGTCTTATCAGTGTCCCAACTATACGAACGTAACTCTTTAATCAAATTCGTGCTTGATTTCGTAATTAAAAGGTCCTTTTCTTGTAGGATTGCAATTCCATAAGAAATTGAATCTTTTCCCTTTGTCACCGGTTTGATATTGAATCCGGCCCGTCTTATTTCCTCGATTGTTTTCGGCTCGGCTGAATCGGCGTAAATTGGGAATCTTTTATCCTGGTCCATTCTACGAATAATATCCGAATTCAAAAGTCCGGTCGTGTAAATCTTTTCGTCAACAATTATTTGGTTGTTGAATTCGTAAACCGAAACGAATGCCGTCGGATCATTAGTGAAACCAAAGTCAAGTCCGAAACCTAACAAATTGGCCTCGCTTGGAATGTTGTCAATGATTTTCCAATTTGAAAAAATAACACCCTCCAGGGACCCAATTTTCCCAAGTCCGTAAACTTGCCACCAATTCGCCCAATACGAAGACGTCTTCGCTTTTTCTTTTGCCTTTTCAATTTCCCGAACGATTGCCGGATCGAGTGCCTCGTTGTCCTTGTACGTCAAAATAACAAAGTCCGAATCAATGTCGTTTATTAATTCAGTATGCACCCAAAATTCCGACGTTGGATTGTAATCTAAATAAATAAACTTTTTCGTTCGAACTGCTAATTGTTGATAGGATTCAAAGTCAATATTGTTGCACTCGTTCACAAATAAAATGTCACGCCTCGCACCTCTCAATTTGTCCGGTTGGTCAACTGAAAAGAATTCAATAAAACT